ACGATTGGGCGAATCACCGGCGTGGGCCGGATTAGGTAGATACCTGTGCTTGATACGTCACAGATACCGGAATGCACCACCTGTCATCGTCCTGAAACCCCGGGGCAATGCGAGGTGTGGTGGTCACCAGAACTCGAATGCCACTTTCAACCATCACGGTGCCCCGCCAGAAGTGGCCCCTGGTCAGGCCTGCTCGAGCCTCGGCAGCACCGGCTCCATTCCCCAAGGGATAGCAAAGCGTGATCTGGAAGACTCCCCGCTCGAAGTAGGTCACGGTTCCTTGAATGCTGTTGTCAGGGGCAGCTGGCAACAGGTTCACTCGCTGGTAGGGAGTATCGGTCACGGGAACATAGTTGCCGTTCTCAAACGCGGTTGCCAAACCCGTGAGTGTGTCCAGGTGCTTTTCAAGAGCGCGTCGAACAATTGCTTGGGACATTATCGGACTCCTCGAACGGCTCGCTCTAGGGCCGCACCATACTCGACAATGGTTAAGCGAACCATGCCCTGGGGGGCCTGTTTGGAATGCCCATACTCCAGGGGCCGAGCATAAGGCAACGAATTGGTCAGGAAAATGGTATCACCCAGCTTCCACTTGTTCAGCGCAGTAACCGTGCGACCCATCACCACGCCACCGCTCGGATCCACGGAATCAGTTGTGCCCACATCAACTGCTCCAATGCCGCAGTTCCAATTACCACGAAAGCGGCCAGTGTCCACCGGGCTCTTTTCGACCATCGAACTCTGTAGTTGAATAGCCGTCTGCCGAGCCACCACCGGAATCTTGTCACCAGCCAGTTTGAGGAGCTTGGAGTAATTGCGTTTGAAGTCTTCATTGCTCATGCTCGCAGTCCCACACGCCACAGAGCGACTTGATCGCCACTCCAGATGCGAGTGACGGATTTGATGGTTCGGTCTTTCGCATCCACTGTGAAGCGATCGTTGATGGCGGGTTCAACCACCAGGCCCTGCGCGGCGAAGATGGCCATCTCATCGGTGACGACCACCTGACCGCCCAACAGGTCCTGGCGATTCGGAGTTTCCAGGTAGGCCTTCACGGTGTGGGACATGGGAGTTCGTGAGATGGTTGCCGTTTCCTTGTCATAGGTTCCCGTGACCACAGACTTGAGCACACAGCTCTTGCCAAACCGGTTCAGCAACCGGAAGGCTAAGTCCCTGGCCTTGACGTCCATTGCGGCCATGATTACCCCCGAATCAACTTGACGGACGAGCTACCCAAGGCCAGCAGGGGCCTCAGCAGTGCCTCCATGGCCGGGTAGCGCTTGGTCGCCATCGAACCTGCTGCGTAGGTCACGCTGATAGACCCCACAGACTCACTGGCTACGGTTTGACCCAGATCGGGGGCCAGCTCACCGGCCGCCGCTCGGAAGGCCAGTTCGGCATTGGCTCGAACCACCTCGGCCGGAATCACCGTCGAGTCGTAGTAAGCGGTCAGGCCGTCAGAGCGAGGCACGTCAGAACGCGGCCAGTCCAGGGCCTGAGTGAGGTTGACCCGGCTACCCTTCCAGCGGGCTCGATAGGCTTGGCCCATGAAGTCAGCAGCCCGACGAATGGCGTGCTCTTTCTCATCCGCCGACATCGTGGCCCAGGTGGTCATGCCCCTCGCCTCGAGATAAGCGTCGCAATCAACTACGCTGATGTACGCCTCGCTGTTGGAAGCTCCAGAGCCGGTTTCAACAATCAGTGCCATGACAGTTCCTTATTGCAAAGGATAGGTTTGAGATGTGCCACTCAGCGGGAAGGCCTGCAGAGACCTGGGATACCCCTGAGCCAGTTGTAGGTAGTCGATTCCATCCACGATGGGATAGCCCTGGAGCACCCCCAGCAGCGGATACATCCTCAAGAAACCAACCTGCAGCGTGGCCCACGCCACCGACTGAGAGGTTGCACTTGCGCCCAGTCCAATGGCCACAGCCAGTTGGGCGGATGCGCTGGCGGAGGCCACACCAGCTGCAGCCAGCTCGGTAACTGAGGTGGTCACGGTAAGCTGTCCGCTGGCCACCGCTTCGGCCAAGGCAGCTGCGTTTAACGGGACCACCAGGTTCACCACCGCGGACCCTGTGGACTGCCCGAAAGCCGATCCGGACAGGTTCACTGCTAACGAAAGTGTAACAACGCTTGTCGAAACGGCCCCTGCGGCAGCCGCGAGGTCGACATTGGTGGGGCCAGTGCTGACATCCAGCGCGGCGCCTGCCAGCGCCTGCCCAGAGGCCGCCGCGGCCAATGTTTTGCCCAGACCGAGCTCCGCAGTAGCCGACGCGACGGCCAAAGCCCCTGCTCCGAGGCTGATACTGACAGCAAGTTGACCATTTGCCGTGGCAATGGCCGCCGCCACAGCTCCGAGCGGTAAGGTCTTCGACAGAACCCCGGATGCGGTCGAAGTACTGGCTGCGGCTGCGGCCAGAGGAACGCTCTGGCTTAGTGCGGCTCCAGCCGTAGCAACCCCGGAGGCTGCAGCAGCCAGTTGTTGGTTGGCCCCAGCTGTGAGAGCGGCTGTTGCACTGGCTACCGCAGCAGCAGTCGCAGCCAGCCCGGCCGTTTTGGCGAGGTCAGCTGTAGCAGTGGCTGAAGCGAAGGCGGTAGCCGCCAGGGTGACCGAAGCTGGCCCACTATCCTTGCGAGGAATGACAGCCGGGTAGAGAGAACTGCCCTTGACCGCCAGGATCAATGCCTTGCTTTGCAGCTTACTGCCTCTCGAGAGCCCCCCATTGAATCCACGGGCGGACATGATTTACTCCGCGACGGTGCGAACCATGCCGCTGTAGTTCGTTGCAGTGGTGGCCGGCTTGGTCAGTTCGAGGAAGCTCAGGCAAGCGCTATCCGGAATGTGTGCCAGGTTCAAGGCGGTGTAGAGACCATCGTCCATGCAAGCAATGTTGGCGATGGGGCACGCGTTGACAGCGATGGGGTGGCCGATTACGAAGTCGATCGTGCCGGTGGCCACCAGTGCGCTGCACTGCATCTGAGTTAGGGCCTTGACGCCCACGTCACCTGCGGCCAGCGGCAGGAACCAGCTGCCCACAGCCAGATCCACTCCGCCCACCACGCAGGCCGACACACCGGCCGTACTGGCGAAGCTGTTGCCCGTGCCGCTATCCTGGTCGGTGTATTGGCACACGGTCCAGTTGTGAGTCGTCGCAGCCAACACCGTTGTTGGATTGGCCGGGAAGCAGAAGTTGCCACCAATGTAGGCGTCGTTGCCTGCGGTGCCGCTCTGGAAACGGGTGGGCACTCCGGTGACAGCCTGAGTCGCCGTGCTGTTCATCGTCTTGACCACTGCGAAGAGCCGGTCGTACATCAAGAGCGAGTTGTTGATGACCGACGCCGACAAGGCCCAGTTCAGGTACTTGCTGGTTTGCGTGGTCCCCAGGTCCTTGAAGGGCAGAGCTCCCGTGCTGGCGCTGGTGGGAATCACACCCCCCGGGGCTGCGGAGCCAGCCGCACCAGCGGAGGGGAAGCCGGCCCGAGTCCACAGATCATTGCTGTTGCCGATGGCGTTGGAGGCTCCACCCGTCTTCTGGAACAGCAAGGTCTGTCCCTTGCCGCCAGTTGCTGCAGCCACTACCGCGTCGATGGAGGCGAAAGCCCCGATGCTGTGACTGCGGTTGTTCTCCAGACGCAACATACCCAGCATGGACTGAGCGGCACGAGTCTCGCGACCTTTAGCTTCAATCCGATTGCGGATCTTACGAAGCACATCAGAGGCACGGTCGTGTTTGTTGCCAAATTGACCAGCCAGGATTTCCCCCGCGAAGTCTCCGCCAGGCATGACGAATACCTTGCCGGGAACTCCATGCACCGGCACGGGCCAGTAGAAGTTCTTGAATTGCTGGCTGATGCGCTCGACTTCGTCGTGGCCCAGGAATCTGGTCAGACGGTCAGAGTGCGTTGCGCGCCCGCGAGTCATCTGATGCATGTTCTTTCCTCAGTTTGCTACGAGCCTATCAGGATGCCAGACAGGCGTCGATGATGATGTCAGTGCGACCCACAGCTAGCAGCCCCAGAGACTCGAAGTACATCAGGGTGTTGCGCACCAGCGGGTGGTTGATCGGGAATTCCTTTTCCGGGATCTGATTGAACCGGAAGACCGCAGCGCGAACGTTCCCGTCCAGGGAGTCCATGATGTCCACAACCTCGTCATCGGTGAAGTAGCTGTAGAACGTCAGCTTCGGGATGTAGATCGGGGCCGGTACACAGACGCCACCGATGTAGGTGTCGATGTCCTCGGGATAGGTGGTGGTCGAGGCGAAGGGGGTGCCCAGGCCTTCCAACGCGAAGTTGGAGAAGGACCCACAGGCCGAGCACTTCCATTGCACCGTGGTTTCGGTATTCTCGGCGGGAACGTTCACGAGGTTGAGGTGGGCGGTCATGATGGCTCCTTAGAGTTCTTCGTACAGGTTGTTAAACCTGGCGGTCGGCATCACCGACAGCTCCCCGGTCATGGACCGTATCAGGGTGTCACTCGTGCCACCGACCCGTTTACCGACGGGTGTGGTGACCGAGATGAAATTGCCGGGCTGCTTCACGATGAGCCCCCCGATTATGGCATTCTCCACCCAGGCCGGCAGTGACTCCAGGTTGTTGTTGATGATGGCGGTGAGCACCGACTGTACGGTGATGGCCTTGATCACAACTGTACGTTCTTTGTACTGCGGCATGATAGCCCCCTGAGCAAAATTTAACGATCGCAGGAAGCTGCTTTGATGGCGGCTTCGAGCTCGGCCCTGGCTGCATCATCCAGAGCACGCAGTTCCCCCAGGAGATCCACACTGGGAGTGTCGGCCTTGTCGGCCTTGTCGGCGGCGGCAATCAGAGCAGCTGCCATTTCACGGGCTTGTTGCGGGCTCATGAGCGTTTCTCCAGAATCTTGGCAATCTCGGCCAGGGTTGCTTGGGCCGCTCGATGACGACTGACGTCCAGGGTCGAGCGACGGTTCGGACAGGCTGCGTCCAAGTTGACACGAGCATGATCGGCCAATGCCTGAACCTGTTTGGCCTGCTCGATGGTAATGCGCTTGGACTGGAGCGCCTTGGTTGCACGCTGGCGGGACATGATCAGGCTGGTGTAGTCCGCTGCCACATCGACTTCGCAGCTGTTGGCATACGCCAGGGTGGCTGCGGCCATCACGTTGCTTTCAGCCTTCCGGGTTTCCAGCGGAGCGGCACAGCCCACCAGGAGCATCGGAAGGATCCACAGGAGTTTCTTCATGCCAGCTCCTTAGTTGTCGATCTGGAAGGTGAAGGACGCGGCCGGGAAGGTCACGGTGTCTCCACTGTTGATGGTCTTGCTCACCGTGAGCGCCCGACAGACCAGCAGGTTGCCCGTGGTCAGAGCATCGTAAATGCCCAGGTGACTCACAGTTCCCCAACCAGCCGAGGGAGTGGCGAATGTCACCACCCCGTTGTTGCTGGTGGTGCCGCCAGTGCCCGAGCTGACAGCCGTGCTACCCGCGGACTGAGTGCCGGCCCAGTTCGTGGTGCTGGCCGCCAGAGACGCGCGAGCATAGCTACCCGTAGCCACCTCGGTACCGCCCGCCGAGTCGCTGCAAGAGCTGGTGAACAGCGCGAAGTAGATCGTGCTGGGTGCGGTGTAAGCCGTGCCACGGAAGACGTGGTCAACCAGCTTGTTTTCCAGGAAGTCGCTCATGTCCGTTGCTTGCGCAGGGACCATGGCGGCCATCACGAAGGCCAGTGTTGCGAAAACACGGTAGAGGAGCTTTTTCATGGTGCTGATGGGTAGTTGATGGTTGTGGAAACCAAGCCCTTTCGGGCCTGGGTGTTACTTGGGCAGACGCTCCAGCAGGTCGGCCTTGGTGTCCGACTCCTCGAACTGGATGTTCAGGTCGGACAGGTATGCCTGCAGCTCGGCCTTGTTCATGCGCAAGGGATCTTTGCCCTTGGGTTTGGTATCGACGGGTTCGCCATCGAGACGGGTGTGGATCTCCGGGTTGAAGTCCTCCTCGTTGATGTCCATACCCTCGGGGTAGGTTTCGGGATCAGCGTGTTGCACACGGACGGTTTTGACTTCGGGCATGTTATGCTCCTGAGAAAAAGAGATGAATGGAAAAAAGCCAGGCCCGAAGGCCTGACCCTTACTCGACAACAGCTTGTGGCTGCTTAGGCGCCGATCTGCAGGCCCATGTGGCGTTTCTGCACGGCGGCCATGCCCCAGGCGAGGTTGACCTCGTAGCGGACCTGGCGCTTCTGACGGTACAGGCAGAACTCGTAGGTGATACCGGACACGGGGTCCGTGACCATCATCACGTCGTCCGCCGAGTCGCCACCTTCCGGCATGGCCGGTGCGCGCGTGGCCAGCTGGATGGCACCACGGTGGAAGAACATGTTGCGAGTCGTGGCAGCCACCATGGTGATGGCCTTGGTTGCGGCCGACATGGCCACCTTCAGACCCGGCTCTTGCAGCGTGATGGTACCGCCGTTCGACACATCCGCGTCGCCCGAGGCCACCACATACTGGTTGGAGTCACCGGCGAAGGTGATGATGTCACCAGCCAGGATCGTGCCCGTGCCAGCCGAGGCCAGCGTCAGCACCGTG